GGGGCCTTTGCAGATACACCTATCGATGAAAGAGAGGAGGATAAACCTGATGAAAAAGTTCTGGAATTGGAAGAACAAAACGGAGATGGCGGAACGGACGCTGTTCCTGAACGGAACCATCGCCGAGGAAAGCTGGTTTGACGATGATGTCACCCCACAGCTTTTCAAGAATGAACTGATGTCCGGCAGCGGCAACATCACCGTGTGGATCAACAGCCCCGGCGGTGACTGCGTGGCGGCAGCTCAAATCTACAATATGCTCATGGATTACAAGGGCGATGTCACGGTCAAGATCGATGGCATTGCGGCATCCGCTGCATCCGTCATCGCTATGGCAGGCACGAAGGTACTGGTATCTCCCGTGTCCATGCTCATGATCCACAACCCCATGACGGCGGCATTCGGAAATTCGGACGAGATGCAGAGAGCCATCGAGATGCTCGGCAGTGTGAAAGATTCTATTATCAATGCCTATGAGATCAAGACCGGCCTTTCCCGCGCCAAGCTCAGCCGTCTCATGGATGCCGAGACATGGATGGACGCAAACAAGGCTGTTGAACTCGGCTTTGCAGACGGGATCATGAGCCGCACCGATGAGACCGAGGATATGGTAGCACCCACCGTTTCCATGCTGTATTCCAAGGCGAACGTGGTGAACTCTCTCATGGAGAAGATCGCCGCAAAATGTGCCATTGCCCCGAAACCCACCGTGCCGGAGCGCACGGGACGCTCTGTGGATGAACTCAGAGCCAAGCTGAACACCATCAAAAACTACATTTAATATGGAGGTATTTCAATATGACGATCATTGAACTGCGTGAAAAGCGTGCCAAGCTGTGGGACACGATGGAGGGTTTCCTCGACACCCACCGCAATGATAAGGGCGTTCTGACCACTGAGGACGATGCCGTTTACGCCAATATGGAGAAGGAACTGAACGACCTCACCAATGAGGTCAGACGCATGGAGCGCCGCGACGCCATTGCCGCAGAGCTTGCAAAGCCCGTATCCTCTCCCATCACCGAGCAGCCCCAGAAAGCGACCGGCGAAGCCAAGAACGGCAGAGCATCCAAAGCCTACTGCGAGGATTTCGGTCTGCACCTGCGCGGCAAGCGGATGCTCCACAATGTACTCTCCGAGGGCGTGGACGCCAACGGCGGCTATCTCGTCCCCACTGAATTTGAGAAGTTCATCGTGGACACGCTCAAGGAGGAAAATGTGATGCGCCGTCTGTGCAAGATCATCACCACCGACAACGAGCGCAAGATCCCTGTTGCTGCGACCCATTCCACCGCTGCGTGGACGGCTGAGAACGCGGCATACACCGAAAGCAATCCCACCTTTGCACAGAAGACCATCGATGCTTACAAGCTGACCGATCTTGTGAAGGTGAGCATCGAGCTTCTGGATGACAGTGCCTTCGATCTGGAGGAGTACATCGCCCGTGAGTTTGCCTATGCCTTCGGTGCTGCCGAGGAGCAGGCGTTTTGCGTCGGCACCGGCACAGGTCAGCCCGCCGGCCTGTTTACTGCAAACGGTGGCACGGTCGGCGTTACCGCAGCCAGTGCGACCGCCGTCACCACCGATGAGGTGATCTCTCTCATCTACGCGCTGAAAGCACCGTACCGTAAGAACGCCAAGTTCCTGATGAACGACGCTACCGTTTCCGCACTGCGTAAGCTGAAGGATTCCAACGGTCAGTATTTGTGGCAGCCCTCCCTGCAGGCGGGTCAGCCAGACCGGCTGCTCGGTTATGAGATCTACACCAGCCCCTATGCTCCTACGCTGGCGGCAGGTGCGCTCTCTATCGCTTTCGGTGATTTCCAGAGCTATTGGATCGCAGACCGCACCGGCAGGACTGTTCAGCGTCTGAACGAGCTGTATTCTACCAACGGCCAGGTCGGCTTTGTTGCTACCGAGCGCGTGGACGGCAAGATCATCCTGCCGGAGGGCATCCAGCTTCTGAAGATGAAGGCATCCTGATTAATGGAGGCGGCGGTGATGGACGAACTTCTTTCCAAAGTGAAAGCCAACCTCATAATGGAACACACGGCGGATGATGCGTTGCTGAAAAGCTACATCTCCGCCGCAGTTTCTTACGCCGAAAGCTACCAGCACATCCCGGAGGGGTTCTATAAGGAGAACCCCATGCCGCCTACCACAGAGCAAGCCGTCATTATGCTGTCATCCCACTTCTATGAAAGCCGGGACGGCAGCACGGGCGGCTTCTTTGCGGATAACACCGGAGCGGCACAGCAGGTGTGGAACACGGTCAATCTGCTGCTCCGGTTGGATAGGCGGTGGCAGGTATGAGCTTCGGAAAAATGAACGGCTTTGCCGACATTGTGGAAACAAGGCAGGTCAAGGACAGCAAGGGCTTCGCCCATTCCGAGGATAAAGTTCTCGCTTCCGTCCGTGTGTACCGGGAAGGTCGGCACGGCAGTCAGCGGTGGGCAAACCTCGCTGTATTCAGTGAAGCCACCGACCTGTTCCGCTTTCGGTGTATTCCAGGGCTGACGGTCACTACCGACCAATTCCTCATTTGTGATGGCTGCCGCTACGACATTGTGTCCGTGGAAGATGTCAAAGGTCGAGGGATGTACATCGAGGTACTGGCAAAGAAGGTGGTAAGCAGCAGTGGCTAAAATGACGCTCAAGCTGCCGGACGATCTGGCAGACCGCCTTTCCGCTCTTCAAAAGCGCAGCGATACGCTGGTGAAAAAGGCTCTGGAAGAAGGCGGCAAGGTGGTGTTGAAACAGGCGCAGTCCAACCTGAACAGCGTGGTTGGCAAAGGGACAAAGTATGATTCCCGCGCCACGGGCGAACTGGAGCGCTCCCTCGGTTTGTCCCCGGTCAAGGAAAACGGCGTAGGACGGGATATCAAAGTCGGCTTTTCCGAGCCGCATTCCGGTGGCGTCAGCAACGCTATGCTGGCGGCACTTCTGGAATACGGCAAGCACGGACAGGCGGCAAAGCCGTTTATGACCCCAGCAAAACGCTCCGCGCAAAAGCCCTGCATCGAAGCAATGCGAAAAATCTTTGAGGAAGGAGTGGACAGCCTTTGAATGCGTTATCCGAGATCGGTGAAATTCTCACTGCGATGAAGATCCCGTGGCAGACCGGAGCCTATACCGAGCCTGCGCCGGACCAATATGTCGTGCTCGTTCCTCTGAGCGATACCTTTGATATCATGGCGGATAACCGACCGCAGTTTGATGTGCAGGCGGTGCGGCTGTCCATCTTTTCTAAAAGGAACTACAATTTGATCAAAAATCAACTGGTTCGTATCCTGCTGGATGCGGACTTTTTTCTGTCCGACCGAAGGTATCTGGATTATGACAATGAGACCGGGTACCACCAGTATGTACTGGATGTCGAGAAACATTATGAAATGGAGTGATCTACTATGGCAACGATCGGTTTGAGCAAACCTTTTTATGCGATCTACGCCGCAAGCGGTGCAACCGTCAGCTATACCAGCGGCGGTGTCCTCGGCAAAGCCGTGGAACTGTCGATGGAACTGGATGGCGGAGACGCCAACATTCTGTATGCGGACAACGGCCCCGCAGAATCCGCCACTACCTTCGGCGGCGGTACACTGACCATCACCACGGACGACCTTCTGCCGGAGCCTGCCGCCGCGATCCTGGGTTTGACCCTGAAGGCGGTCAAGGAACAGGACGATGTGAAGGAAATCGTATTCGGCGAAGGACAGTCCATCCCTTATGTGGGCTTTGGTGTCGTGGTCAAGAAACAGCAGTCCGGCACTTCCAAATGGATGGGGCTGGTCTATCCCAAGGTGCAGTTCCAGAATCCCGGCATCTCCGCCACCACCCAGGGCGAGAGCATCGAATGGCAGACCAAGGAACTGACCGCCACCATCCTGCGGGACGATACCGCAGAGCATAACTGGTGCCGCTATGCCATCTTCGACACGGAGACGGACGCCGTGTCGTACATCAAGGGCCTGCTGTCCATCACGGGAGGTGTATCCGCATGAGGACTTCCACTCTGACAATCCGTGGAACAGAATACCCATGCTGCTTCTCCACCCGTGTGCTTCTGGCGCTGGAGGAGCGCGGCAAACGGGAAAAGCCCGTAAAGTCCGCGACTGAGATGCTCTCTTCTATCATGGAGAATGAAGCTCTGTCAGACGCCTTCTGGCTGCTCCATCAGCTTATGGTTGCGGGCAATCGCTATGCGAAACTGGAAGGCCTGGACGCGCCGGAGGTGTTCTCTCTGGACGATATGATCGACCTGGTGGGCGTGGAGGATTATCCCGCCATGTTCGCCGCCATCGGCAAGGCCGTGACGGACGGGCAGGCACAGACCGTAGAGGCGGAGTTTCCAAAAAACGCAGACACCACGCAGGCAGACCTGTCAGACTGACCGCAGCGTGGTTTTTATGGTACGGGCTTCATCTTGGCTTATGCCGGGAAGAAGCCCTTTCTGTTCCGCTCTCGGAACTGCTCGACCTCATCGCTGTGGAGCAGATCAAATCCGAGGGCGCACGGCAAAAGCTGACGCAGGAAGAAGAACAGGATGAGTTTATGAGATTACTGGATCGGAGGTGACGAGAGTGGCAAATGATATCGGCATCCGCATTGGTGTGGATGGGGAAAAGGAATTCAAGACCGCTTTGTCGGCGATCAATGCACAGCTCAAGAACCTCTCCTCGGAGAT